AATCATATTCATTCATTATAAATGTATCTCTAATTTTAAAGTATAACAAAATATATTTCAAGTATAAAAGGTGTATTTATCAATATATCAGAGTATATTTAGTGTATCTCAAAATATAATAGAAGTACTCTAAAATATAACAGATTTTAACACGTATTTAGATGCTTTTTCCCTAAATTTTCCCCACAAAAAAAGCCCCTTATTTTGGGGCTTAAATATCTCCACAAAGAATGTCACCTTCTCTTATTTCTACTACATCATTTATAGTGACAACTTTTGCTCCGTTTTCTCTTTCGTAAACTAAACTATATACATTCTCTTCATCATCTTCAATTACTCTTATCACATAAGAATATTTACCAGTAGAAATCATTTCCTCAGTTTTAAACGCTTCAACAAAATCATTTATTGTTTTAAAATATTGCAAACTTACAAATTGCTGTTGAAAATCTTCAAAATCTATTGGATCTAAAGTGTAGATACCTTGATTATCTTCTTTAACATCACCGTTTCTTACTAAAAAATTCCTCATTCTAGTATTGCCGTAATCACTTATATAATATTTCATATATATCACCTCTCACAGTAATTGTAACATAAAATAAAAAAAAGAGATAGCTTTTATACTATCTCTCCTATGTAAATTTTGAATTCCACTAACTATTTTAATTATACACGATTATCTTTATTTTCGCTATAGATTTTAATTAAATCCTTCATATCTTCTTCAGTAGCATATAGTTTTACAAATAACCTTGCTGTTCTTCTATAGTTGTTAATTCTTGTCTTTTCTCTGTTGCGTTCTTCATATTTCCTAGAAGCTTTCTTTTGTGCTTCAGATACTTTATTCATTTAAATATTTTACCCCCTTAATTTCTTCTGGTTTAACTTCATAAGTTATAAATTCTTCATATTTACCTCGGTTTCTGTCACCAGGTAAGATTTCATTTCTATAAGCTGTTGTTTCAACTTCTAAGATAACATCTCCATATTGAGTGAAATTTAATTGATCAGTTAATGGTTTGAACAGATAAACAACTTCTGTTGAATTATCAGCTCTTCTATTACCTTCCCAGTTATTATTTCCAGTTTTTGAAATGGGTAAAATTCCTTCTTTTAAGATTTTTTCTAAATCTTCTTTATCCACCACTTTGTAAAGTCTTAAAGTTTGTGCTTCCCTAAATTCGAAAGGTACTATCATTGAATTATAGCTTTTGTTATCAGTTTTTACTCCAGTCTCAAAACTATTAATTATTCCATAATAATTTAATCTTAATTCATATAGAAATTCGTATACATCATATTGATCATTACTTAAATAAATTGAATTTAAATATTCTTCATCGTTTCCTTTAATAATAACATTTACTACTTTTACAGATTCTTCGCTTCTAAAATAATCGACGTGGTAAGTAGTAATCACTTCTAATTCTACATGATTTTCTTGTCTATAAATTTTAAATACTGCTGTCCAATTGTACCCTCGCTTAGTATTCTTAATTGTATACTCATTTAGTTCTACTTTTCTTAATAATTCCTCTTTAGTTAATTCTTTCATGATGTTTTTACCTCTTCCTTTAATGTACTTTAATTATATAACGTATACGTTATAAAGTCAATAGATATTTAAAACTTTTTTAAAAAAACATAAAAAAATAAGCCCCTACTTTTAAGTAAGGGCTAAAATTATTATGATTTATTCAGTTAGTTATTTTCTTCTCCACGTTCCATGAGTTTCAAACGTTTCTAAGTCCATAGAAGCTACATAACGTCTTTCTCCACTATAAGATACGTATGAAAGCCACTCATATCCGTTAGCATTACAGAATGCTATATAATCAAATTCTTCACCTTGTTCATAAGTTCCTACGATTTCTGCATCAGTAGAAGGTGCATTTCTGATGTTCAGTTTATCTACTCCTACAGTATATGTGCGAACTTCAGGAAGTGAGATTAAATCAGAATTTTCTTCTACTACTTCGTTATCATCAGTTGGATAGTAGAACCAACCTACAATACCATCAAAGTTACGTTCATTATATCGTGCTGGTCCTCCTACATATAAACTATCTGCATTTCCATCAATGTTTTGTTCGATTGTTTTCATAGTATAACCGTCGCTATCTTCGATAACAACTCCAGTATGTCCGAACGGATGTCCATAGATATATGTAGTGTCCATCACAAAGACTGCTCCAGCTCGTGGTTTACTATCTAAGTTGCCTACTTCATTATATTCTACTTTATATCCTAATGCGGCTGCACTATCTAATAAATCAATGGCGTTACCCCAAAGTGTTTTTCCGAAAAATAACACTGATAGGTAGTTTGGTTCATCAACACATTGTGTTCCATAAACTCCATCTTGGTCTACTCCAATACCTAAGTTCGCTATTCTTTTTACCTCGTTTATAATTTGACTTGTTTTTACCATTATTTATCCTCCGTTTTTTAGTTTTGATAATGGAAAATTTAGCTATTTTTTCCATTTTGGTAAGTAATTGTTAGTTCAAAATGGAAAAATTAACCATTTTTTCCATTTTCAATTTCTTTTTTTATTTCTGTTACATCTTCATTTTTTGATTGTTTATAGACTTGGTGTACTCCAACTGCTCCTAGTCCTAATAAAACTGCATTAGCATCTTTAAACAATACAATTCCTACTAAAGCACCTAGCACTCCTAGTGCTTGTGGTATCAATTCAGTAGGAAAGACTTTCCATTCTTTTAAAAACTTACCTAGTAAGTTAAGTGCAAATACTATTGTTGTAATTAAAATAGGTTGTAATTGTTCCATATGTTTCACCTCCTTTATGATAATTGTGTAGGCCAGTCATCATCTGTTATTCTTTTCCATCTAATTCATCTCGTAATTTCTCTAAACGTCTTTTAAGTCCAGTTGGAAATGGTACACCCAATGCACTTAAATTTTCGATTAAAGATAAGCAGTAACCGACTGTGAAGAATAATAAAAAGGCTGTTGCAAATTCATTAAACCCTAAATAAAGCATGTAAGGATATACTGTAATGCACATAATCGCAACAATTCCATGTTCAATTAACCCACGTCTATTTACTGTTGAGTTTAGTTTTTTTGTTACAAAAGCCTTTGCTAGTCCAGTTAACACATCAAGTACAATGATTAATGTAAAAGCGTGAATGTACACATCTGTAACTAAATGGTAGTAACGTTCAGCTAGTTCGGGTAAAGTTATTTCCATTAACTAACTCCTTTCTTTGCAATATAAATAAAAAGAGGGCTGTTAACCCTCCTTAAAATTATTTATCTTCAGCAACTACTTCAGCTAATCCCATTTTGTCAAGTTCAGCTTTCACTAGTTTGCGAAGTTTTTTGTTCTTGATTTCATCTAATGTCATTAGTCCATCAAGAATTGTTAATGCTAAATATTTAACCATCATGCTATTTCCTCCTTTCATTATTTCTAAAAAAATCATGCTAGACAGTTGTAGCTTCTCTAGAACTGCTACTACTTTCTTTTTCATCTTCATCATCCTCCTTAGCTGGATAAGTAATGTTTAAATGAGTTGCTAAAAATTGTAATTTTTCGTCAATATCTTCAAAGTTGCTTTCATACTCAAACTCCTTAACAACACTCTGAGCTAACATCTTACGTGTTGTGTCAAGTGTTGCTGTTGAATCTTTTAAAGCTTTTTCCATTGCTAAAAACTTCTCATTTTCAGCTTTGTTAGGGTAAGTATCTTGATAAAATTGTTCTAAAGCCAGCTGTACTATTTCATCTTCTGACTTGCTTAAATGGTCTCCTTTAAGCGTGGTTTCAATAACTGTCCCACCGCTAGTACTAAAAATACTAACAACAGTTGTCAGTACTGCTCCGTTGCTATCGTAAGTAGCACGTGCATAATTTTTCTTATAAGTTGCCATTGATTTTATCCTCCAGTTTAGTTAGTCTTTCATTCATTTCATTAAGTTGTGATTTAAGTTGTCGATTTTCAGTTGATAGTTCTTGAATAGCTTTAAGCGAAAATGTAAGCAAATTGAATTGATCTAAGGTCTTATATTCTCCTGCCATAGATACAAAATTTTCACTAATTTCTTCTACTTCTTGAGCAATTAAACCTATTTCAGTATAAGGTTTTTGACCGAAGTCTTCACGATATACCCAGTTAAAGCTTTTAAAGTTAAACAAGTCAATTTTTTCTAAAGCTTTATACTCACAGTTTTTTATATCTTTTTTTAATCTTATGTCTGAGGTAACGTCGTAATGTTTTTTTATTATCTTCCACAAACTATATTTTTTATCTCCCCAAGCATAATATATGTCATTATCAGCATTATCAAACATTAATTCTACATTTTTGTTCCATACACCTATTCCCGTGCTACCATCTATATAACTTTGAAACTTAAGATTATTTATTCCTGTAGTTTTTATATATCCATTCACAGTCATTAAATAAGAATTAGTAGAAGCTGTTTCTGTAGTATCAAAGTTTGGGTCTACATAAAGATATAAACCATAAGCAGAGTTTCCCTCACGTCCATAGTTACCTAATAACTGCATCCCTACTCCATTGTTAGCATTATCTACTTTAGGTAAACAAAACCTCAAACCATTTCCTGCTGGTATCATATATCCATGTTTTCCTATTCTTATTTGACTATTTCCCTTAAGAATAGCCCCTTCAATAGTCTTTCCGTACAAATAATCGGCAGTTAAATCACCTTTTATCTTAGTCCCTTCAGCACTAATATTTATTGAGTTTATTACATTATCTTTGCTTACTTTTAAATCTATCTCATCTTTAGTTTGTTTGATTGAACTCTCTAATTTACTTACTTGACTATTTCTAACATATTCAGTGCTCACATCGTATATTTCAACGTTAGAAATGGTAGTATTTCCAACCTGTTTCATCCTTATATACATTCTGTCAGATCTTGTGTCGTCGTTAATAGTGAATGTAAATTCGTTCCCCTTAGCTCTCAATAGTCGAGTTAGATTATTCTCATCATAGCCAATACGATTATAAATATCCCATCTATCACCATTGGAGTATCCAGAAGCGTCAAATTTAACAGTATAAACATTTCCGTTTATTTTATTTTTATTTAAGTTCAAATGAATAAATTTATAAGTGTCATCCGTCGCAGAGTTGCTAAATAAGTTTTCTCTTTTGGCATCTTTTTTAACCCTAAAATCACCCTTGAATATCCTTACGTTCTTAACTTTAGTATTAGCTCCCAGCGGATATAAATTGATTTTACTTTGATTAGATGGATACTTAACAACCCAATAATTCAACCCATTCTGAATTAATTTCTCATCTCCACCATCGCTAGCATTGTATATTCTCACTTTTTGGTTAGCTGGGACGTTATCTAAATCAGCTAAAATCGTGTAATATTCATTAGCCACTAAATTTTCTTTAGTGTTAAAATATAAATCATTACCTGTTTTCTCGACATCTTCTCTATTTAAATTTTGTCTGTTTTGTTTTTCAGTCAATACCCTAGTATTAATTTCACCTACAACTGATGTGAAACCTTCTAGTGTACTTTCGAAAGTCTTATATTTTCTAACAACTTCTTTTATTTCCGTTGTGTCTGGTAGGTTGTCAAGCCTAGCGTTTACAATGGTGTTGAGTCCTTTATATGTTACTAATACTATTACTTCTAATGGTGTACCGTTCTGTTCGCGGTTGCCCCAGTCAATATTATTAATTCGTCCATTAGAGTCGACTTCTGCAGTCCAAAAACCACTCCAATCATAGCTATTACCGCCTTTATATTTTACCTGTGCATTGAATCCACTACTTACCTTTTGACCGTCATAAAACACATATAAATAAGGCCTAACATTATTTGTTATATTATTTATATAAGTTCCTTCAAAACGTAGGTTGGCGGTTAAACTATGACCTTGTAGGTCTTCGTAAGCCGGACACCACTCCGTAGCGGTGTCACCGCGTTCTAACTTGATATTATCAATATAAAAGTTGGCAGGTTGTTGCGGTTTGCAATGAATCATTAAACGGCATTTTCTCGTATCACTTCCAACGGTGAACGTTTTCGAAATACGTTTATATTTCTTTAATTCAAGCCCTATCGTCGCTTGGTCTAATTGTTGCCACTCTTGGGCTTTAATCGTGTTATCTTCACCTATATAGTGAATACCTAAAAGTAACATAGAATAATTATTTAAAGCATCTTTACCTAAGTCCATAGATAAGGTTATTTTCTCGCCTTGTTTAGCTATTAAACTAAACAGAGTTCCTAATCCTTTACTTTCCCCGTTAGGTGTTCCCCATATATGAAAACCTCTCCCAAAATGCTGGATAGCGTGTCCTTTTTGGTAATTTAAACCACTATTATTTAATCTAGCCATTTCCCAGTTTTCAAGTTCTTGTGCAAAGTTGGAGTTAGGTAGCAAATTCTCATTAATCGACTTCCCATCAGCACCATCTCTACCCCTTTCTCCATCTTCTCCCTTCATTTTGAACCACTTATAAGCGGTCTTATCTGTTGGTTGTGTTGGAGATGTAGTCCTTGCAACTCCCATGTACTTCTTAGGTTCACGACCGAAATTACTTCCGTCAGCATTATCTGAATATACAATATGTGTGTATTTATCATTTGTAATAGATGTTTGTTGTAAGTCAAACCATTCAAAATCACTTGCTACAGGTGTATTTTCTTTAAACACATAACCGAAATAACGATACTTATGGTACTGTGCTGGTTCATCAGTTGGAAAATCCTGATATCTCTTAAATCGCTCGTGAATAGTGAACCAGTCAATCTGAACACCTGTCCAGTCTTCATCTTCTGGCACTAACACAAACTTAAATAGCACATCGTCAACATCTTCAGTAGTTGTGAATGTGATTGACTTAGTTTCCAACTCTCTGAACTCCAATTGCCCCCAACTATATTCTTCACCAGTTTTATTATTTCTAAAGTAAGCCCACAACTTATTGCTATTTCCTTTAGCGCGTGCTGTCAGAGTATATTTAGTGTTAGGTTGTAAGCTTAAAAACATATTCGCCTGCCAAATATCACTAATATCATTGTCGTTAACGATATTTACACGTGGTCTGTTTTTAGCAAGTAACTTAGCATTTTCATCGGGTTCAACCAGTGTAAAATCAATACCGTTTAAGCTGTTTGAATAAGCTTTGTACAGTTTACCGTCTGACTTAATCTTAGTCCAGCTATACTCACTAGCATTAGTTGGTGCTTGTTGTTTGTCACCAGTGTATATTCCGATATATTTTAGTGTTGAATTGTCACTCATCTCTCTACCATCAGCATAATCACTGTATTTTTTGTGGATGTAAGAATCAGCACCTTTTAATTCAGCTTTCTTTTTCTCAAATACTTTTGAGCTTTCCTGTTGTGTGATTTGTCGAATTCCATCAGCATCTATAGTTAAATCGTTAACTAGCCTTTTCACACCTTCTTTAGTCACAAATTCTTTTGAAATGTTAGACTTAATGCTATCTTTTAGTTTTGTGAAGATATTCTGTGTTGTGACTTCACCATCCTCAAATTGTTGAGTGAATTTTTCATCACTGATTATTTGATTAATAAAAGCTTTGTCGATAAGTGCGTTTTTAATCTCAGCATAATTTAATTTTGCTTGAATTGCCTTGATTAATTCGGCTTCTGTAATTATAGTTTTAAGCCTTCCAATATCTCCCTCGACAGCGTCAAGTATTTTAGCCTTAACAACATCAGGAATAGTTCCATCAGCGTCGAATAATGCTTTTTTTACCTCTAGCGCACTTTTTGACTTTTCCTCCAATTCTACTAGTTTATCTTCAATACCTTTTCTATCTAGTTTCAGTAACTGTGCTAAATTCTTCTGAATTTTAAAAGCATCTAACCTACTTTCGACCTGTTCAGAAACTGCATTGTCAACCATGGTTGCTAGTGTTGTTCCTAAATTAGATTGAATCTTACCAAAACCAATAGTTTTTAGCTTACGTCCCATAGGAGAGTAAGTATATTTTGTGATTTTCTTCTTAACATCTAAGTTAAATTTTTCATGGAATATTGTCACGGTATCAAATATTCCAACAGGTTCATCTGGAGTACCTACAACGTCAATTTCTATGCTTTCCTCAATCACATCACACAAGGTAGTTTTAAAGTAATTCTCACCGTATTTTCGCAGTGTTACTTCATCAATAACATCTTGATCACTTACATCTAAATTCCCCTCATAAATGTTTTTATACTTACCTATCAAAGGACTATCGACAGTCACAGCAATTACTTTATCCTTTTCTCCCTCTTTTTGAGAATTTATAGTTTTTGTAAAGTGAATTCTTGTTCTTAAGTCTTTAATAGATTTTTTCTGTTGGTACGATTTTAGATTTTTTTTATACATAAACAAGGCTTCTTTGTTATTTCCGCCATTACTCAATAATCTAATATCATATTTATCTCTGATTAAATCTCCACCCCATTGACCTATGATTGAGTGTTTATCCTTAAATAATGCATTTGCTACTGTCACATTCTTTAAATTAAGGCTGTGAGTGTTTGCTATATCAGAAGAAAATGTAAACTGGTGTTCACGAATAATGCTACTCACAAGACTTCTCATTACTCTGTCACCACTAGCATTATTAACACTAAATTCCGTGATAGAATAGTTATTTAAAAGTGTAGCGACTTGATTAGCGTATACAGTAATATAAGCGTGATGTTTTTCTACCTCAAAAATGATGAATTCCTGTTCACCGTGTAAGTCATCAGCAAGTAATAGTGTTTCTTCTACTAAGTCCTCCCACAATGGATTATTAGTTGGAAATTTGAAACTTAATTGATATTTGCTATTCCCTTCTTGCACTATTTCATCATTATAAGCAAAATTAAGAGGGGTTTGCCCCTCTTTTAAATAAATCATACTCTCCACCTCCAATTACCTTTTATTCTAATTCTAGACACATTCCCTCTAGTAGTAACACCTTGAATTCCTGGTTGTATTTCAAAGAATCCACCACGTTTTCTAATCGAATTTTTAAGTGTTTTATTTCTATCGTAAACATTTTGTTTTAAGTGTCTACAATCAATGTAAGCTTTCAATTCTAATTTTAAATCCATGGATTGATTCCCGATGGTAAGTGTTACATCTCCATTTCCTTCGATCTCAATTGTAGGTTCTGAAAAAATATCGCCTACATTAGTTATACTGCCGTTAGCTCCTAACGTGATTAATCCATCATCAGTAGTATATCTAAATGGATTAAATCTCAATTTAACATTCACCATCCACCTTGATTTACCTTGTTTACTGTAGGTAATATCAACTAAATCAGCGTAGTATTTTGATAATTTTAAGTAATCAAACTCTATTTCATTATCAAAATCATTAAATAATTTACTCAATTCAACTACTTTTTCATAATTAGCAGCAGAGATTTTCAAGACACGTTCTTGAGTTTCGTAAGCTCCATCATGAACTACATAAGTACCGTTAGCACCATAAATTTTACTTTCTTCTGAAACACGCTTTTTCGCAACTTGAATCTCTCCACCATCAACTAACACATAGTCTTTAGGGGATAAAATTACATTGTTAATCTTAACCATTAAATTCCCTCCCTTCTAACAAAAGTTATTTGTCTATCATATGAGTTTTTTGCCATTACTTCACCATCTAAATAAGTATTGAAATCTTTATTTGAAATATCTTTTAACAAATCTTGAACAACTCCTAACGCTTTTATTACTTCGTTATCATCATCTCCCATAGAAAAGTCAGCTTTACTCATATCATCAATTTGTAAGTTTTTAGACACATTCGCACCTACTTCAAAGTCTGTCATTTCGCTTGTGAAGGCTTTGTTAATATCTCCAGCCATTCCACCAACTGTTTTTTTAACTGATTCAAACTTATCTGTAAGTCCTTCATCTAAACTCTCCATGATGGCAGTACCAGCAGGAATAAGTAGTTTTCTATCGACTTCAATCGGCCCTTTGTGATCTCTAATCCAATCAGCAATACTACCAACAAAACTTGTAATACTTCCCCAAACAGATTTCAATCCTCGTAAAAATCCATCCATGATAGCTTTACCAGCACCCCACAAATCAATATTTTTTATTGAATCGAATATATTTTTCACTCTGTTTACTAAATTTTGAACACCATTTTTAAAAGTATTCCAAGCGTTTTGAGCAGCATTAACAAGTCCTTGAATTATACTAGTCACACTTGATTTAATAGAATTCCAAGTATTTACAGCAATACTTTGAACAGAATTTATTAAACCTGTAAAGAAAGATTTGAACCCCTCCCACAATGCTTTTATTCCATTTACTAGTCCAGTCACTATTGAAGTTACTGCGGATTTGATAGCATTCCATATTGTAGAAGCGGTTGTCGATAGAAAGTTCCAAATAGCAACTAAACCATTTTTAAAACCTTCCCAAGCATTTAATAATAAAGATACCAAAGTAGTTACTATCGCCATTACTACAGTTTTGATACCTTCCCAAACTAATTGAACGGCTGCTTTTATTGCATCCCAAATAAGCTGTAAATCTTCCTTAAGTTTTGAGAAGTTTCCTGTTACTAGATCAATTACAATCAGAACAGCTCCCATCACAATAGCTTTGATGAATTCCCAAGCACCTTGAATCACCATTTTTACACCTTCCCAAACAGCTGTTAGTCCAGTTTTTAGAATTTCCCAACCATTCAAGAAAGCATCAATAAAAGGTTGAACAATAGCAGTAATAGATGTTGTGATGAAAGTCCACGCTGTTGAAGCAGATTCTTTAATTCCATTCCATAGTCCTGTAAAAAATTCTATAACACCTTGCCATAAACTTTTCACAGTCTCTACAGCAACACTCCACACTGCTTGAATTCCAGTCCAAAGCGTTGAAGCACCTGTTGTAATTCCATTCCATATACCGCTAAAGAATTCTACTATTCCGTTCCATGCTTGTTTTATAAAATCAACGAAGCCCTGCCATATTTTCTTACCAGTTTCAGTCTTAGTGAAAAACCATACTAACGCAGCAACAACAGCAGTGATTCCTACTATTATTGCTGTGATAGGATTAGCTAACAAAGTAGCATTAAACGTCATCATAGCTGTTCTAGCAGCAGCTACTGCTATTTGAAAACCAGTAAATAAATTTTTAACAGTCTCAATCACTTTTAACGCAAGAAAACCAGCAGATAGTCCTGCTAATGTAGCCTTAGTTAATGACATTGCCACTTCATTTTCTTTTAAAAAAGATGTAAAGTCTTTAATCCATTGTGATATTTCTTTTACAACACCACTCAATACTTCAAAAGCTGTTCCCAACGAACTAACACTACTTTCAGTATCATTAATACCTAATAGATCTCCGACAAATTCTCCAACAATTGCTCCTACATTCTTAATCGCTTCCCAAATATTTTGAAAAGCAGTTCGGATATTATCAGCAATACTAACAATAGAATCAGCTGTTCCCTCATTAATTCCTAGTGTTTTCATTAGGTCAATACCTTCTTGCTTAGACATTGAACCTGTTAACACATTCATAAA